AGTTCCATTTAATATTTTTTGTGTTGTAACAGCCCCATTATCAATTGTAAAAGTATCACCGCCATTGCTTACAGTAATATCGCCTTTATCTCCATCACTGATACCTCCGCCACCTGATATTTCAGCTACCGATCCGTTATCTTTTTTTGTGAAAATTTTACCAGAATCAGTTCTTATAGCTAATTCACCAACAACTAAATCACTAGCACTTGGATCACTACCGCTTCCTCTTTTAAGTCTAATTGTATTTGCCATAAGGTCACCTCCTTAAAAATTAATTTCTAGTAGGTTCCCCCATTAATATCGAAACCACTAGTCGATCCATCTTCTAAAAATGTAACCAAATCAGACAAGGCAACTTGTTTCATTGTTCCGTTGTCGTTCATGACCATACGATCTGCTGTGGCCAAAGTTGTTGATGTTGCAGATGTATTGCCGTCCATGACGTTCAATTCAGAAGTCGTTGAGGTGATGCCGTCCATGACGTTCAGTTCAGAGGCCGTTGCGGTCACACCATTGAGGATATTCAGTTCGCTGGTTGAGCTTGTGATGCCATCTAGGACGTTCAATTCGCTAGTGGTTAAGGTTGCACCGTCAAGAATTTGACATTCAGTGCCAGTCAAGTCAGCCAATGCAGAGGCAGTTCCAGAACTCATTGTTGCAAGCTCTGTCAACTCAGCATCTAGGGGCTGTTTGTTATCAAATTGAGTCTGTATGCTTGATGTTGCATCTACCCTGTTCAACTGTGCAGTCGTTACCGTTGCACCGTCAAGAATCTGGACTTCAGTATTTGTCAAATCTGCTAAAGCATCAGCAGTGTTTTGATTCATGGTCGCCAACTCTGTCAGCTTGTCTGAATGTGGTTCTACGTCTGTGCCGATCACTAAACCCAAATTTGTCCTACTTCCTGATGCAGTGGTGCTTCCTGTACCCCCATCAGAAACCGCTAGTGTTCCAGTAATCGAACTTGCTGAAAGATCAACAGCAATTTCTGTAGATTCAATTACTAAACCACCATTTGATTTGAGATCAACAGATAATGTGTTTCCAGACTTATCAATACCATTGCCAGCTATAACTTGACCCGCCCCTGAGAACTGAACAAAGGTGAGGTTATTTGTCCCAACAACCGCTGATCCCTTATCTGAAGAGCAGACAAACGCATTATCTCCGTTTACTGTGCCACTCTCAACAAAGGTGAAAGCCCCTGACGCATCAGCCCCAGCAGCTAAGTCATCAACCCTTGCTGGTGAAGATCCGACTTTGTAGATACCGTTCTCTGAAGCTGTGTTTTGGTTTTTGACCAAGAGTAACACCGTCTAAAGTATCTCCATTATTAAGAGCAGTAGAGATTGTTATATTTGCTGTTGTTGCTGCTTGACATGATTCTTTAATATCTAAGCCCTGTGCAACTCCATCAACATATCCTTTGTTAGCAGCGTCAGCATCAGCAGTAGGGTCTGCTAAGTTTGTAATCTTTTGACTATTTAAACTAACAGCACCATCAGGAGCAGTTAACTCATTTAATTTATTAGTTCTAACTCCTGTATCAAAATCACTGATCTTTGTATGGGCAATGCTAGGTATGTCAGCGGCAACAAGTGACCTAAACGTAGGAGCAGCGGCAGATCCAGTAGTAGGGCCAGCTAATATTGCATTTGCAGTTCTTGTATCTGTTTTATTGAAAAAAGCACCAGCACCACCAATAGTAATTATTGAACTTGCAGCTGGGGGTGTATTTCCATCATCACCAAAGCCATAATATAATTTTAAATCATTTTCATTAAATGCTAATTCTGAGGGAGAAAGACTAGAGGGTGCGCCAGCACTTCCAGAGGCTGCTCTTTTTTTAATTCTTATAGTATTAGACATGGCCTAAAAATTTCCTCCATTAACAAGTGTTAGTTTAGTGGTTGTTGCATCTGCCTTAAATTTAGCAGAACTTGAGTCATAGTACACAACTGATCCATCTACTTTGTTAAGTTCATCAAGATCCAAACCTTTTGGCCCTTGAGGCCCTAAAACTTTGACAGTTACTACTCTGGTTTCACCATTAACTGTGACTGTGTTTTTGTTTTGAGTGATGTTGATGTTACTCATCAGATAGTTGTATAACCCTCACTTACAAATATAGTACCTTCTATATAATATTCACGTTCATTAGAAGCATTTACAAGTAAAACGTCATAAGCTAATTCATTTGGTGTAAATTGTGTTGTTTGAACATCAGTCAAACTAATTTTAAATTCTCCATTGCTTCGATTAGTATATGTAATTGCAAAATCTGCATACTTGCCTGTTCTATCTTTGTCCCATACTTGAGCAGCTACGGTGTAGCCAACAAGCGAAACCGCATCATCATTTGAATCTGTAATCCTAAACGACTCAGCATGATCTGACCTTCTTTGAACAGTAAAATCATAAGTTCCAGCGATTATTGCCATTTAACTATAAGGTGATTCTCCTAGTATATCAGTTTTCCATTGTGATTTTAATTCATCAGTTGTTGTTGCTGCATCAATAGCTGAATCAGCTGGGGCATCTCTTAATGCTTGTTTTTTTGCTGCGACACTAGCTTGTTCAGAAGTGTTATTTGTTTCTATTGCTCTTTGAAATGCAATATCAAGTTCTGCAAACTTTTCTTCTCTTGCAACCCTAATATTGTTTTTATGTACTTCTTTGGCTTTCGCCATGTCAATGCCAAATCCCATAATTAATTAAGGTGTATAAGTCCAAGCATCACGAAAACTTCGATCTGTTGGAAGGTCAGTTGTATTGATTATATAACTTGTTTTTCCATCAGGCACATCTTTAGCCTGTATTTCTTCAACAGTAAGACTACATTTATCAGACGGTATTAAAACTGCAACACTACCATCATCTTCAATATAAATAATTCTTTTATCAGAATTTGGCATAGTTTTTTTTCTTTTAGTATATCTTATTTATTATTGATCGCCATGAATAGCTATAAAACAATGAGTCACATCAACATTACTTAAACCTACATTTTGTGCATTATTTGTACCAGATACAGAAAATCTATAGCTACCAACATTTATTTGATTAAAAGTATCTATATGACAAAGGACTCTTCCTCCTGTAGATCCGTTTCTATGAACAAATCCAGTTGGGCAATAATTAGTATTAGAAAAATTTGAATCAAAATTTATTTGATAAATACCTACACCATGATCTCCAACACTTGTCACTCCAAAATCGTCCCTCATTGTTGTATTAGTTCCATTAAAATTAACCCATATTTTTGCGCGACCCTCATAAATCTGATCGGCAGTTGATTGATTTGCATTTGAAGTATTTGAAATACTACTGACTTTTAAACTAGCAGTAAAACTCATGTTACCGCTACCATCAACAGTCAAAAGATCTCCGTCACTTGATGTGGCTGGTAAGGTATAAGTTTTATTTGAACCAACAGTTGCGGCAGTCATAGTTTGAGCAGCTTGTGCAGTTGGTGGTGATTTTAAAGCGACAAAATGTGTTGAGTCAGAATCGTAAAACCTTGCTGGTCTTTGACCGATAAAATCTATACCATTATTTGAAAATTTAAATGATAAATTTGTTGCTCCACTAAAACCTACAACATTACTTGCATCTTGATAAAATCCAGTAGTAGTTGAACCAAAATTTAATGAGGGAGAACTTGCAGCCCCTACAGCAGCTTGTAGTGTGCCAGTCATTGTTCCACCTGATTTTGGCAACAGACCTAAATTTGCAGTATTTAAAGGGCCAATGGTGTGAAAAGTAGCTGATGCCGCAGCTGCATTGCCGCCTGTATCTCTAATTTTTAATAAATTATTATCTGTATCTGCAAAAAGTTGGCAAGGTTGAGTTGTACCTAAACCAGATTGTGCGCCACTACTACAAGATGCTAAAGCCAAAACAGCCTCTTGAATATCAAGTCTGACAGCTTGTCCTGTGCCGTTTGGAATATTAAAGTCTGGTGATTGTGACATTTTATTTTTATGTTAGCTTGATTTGCCGAAACCAGTAGCTGTGAAAGTAAAGTTTCTATCTACTACAGTACCAGAGGAGTTAGTAAATTTAATATTAAATCCAGAGGCTGAAACAGATGTGATTGTGTATGTCTCATTAAAAGCCATGTTGACAGGAACAACTTGAATTGATGGCAGATAAGCTGATGTACTACCTCCCAAAGCGGAAGTGCCTGTGAAGAAATTATTTACAAAAGAAATATTTTTTCCAGAATTAGATGTTCCTGAGGCAATAACACCATTTGAAACAGCAGCGTTTTGAGCAGAAGTTTCACTTCTTAATTCAAGAAAAGCGTCAAATCCAAGAACAGAGACTTGAACATTTGATGTAATATTATCTGATTTTAAAGTAGCTTTGAATTTAAAATATCTTCCAACAAAGCTTGCTTGACTAAAATCTTGAAAATCTTGATATGTTGAATTATCTAAGGAAGTTGCAACAGACAACTTTACATTTGTTTGGTTTATTATATTTCCGTCCCAAGAAGGGTAATCATCTATATTACCTGTCCGACTATCAAAAAGATCCGCTGTATTTACTCCAAGACTTGTGATAACCCTTTTTAAATTTAAAGAATAAGATCCTCCTAGATCAAGAACATTGGCAAATTCATAAGTCCCTGTTGCTGTGGCCGCCAGAGTTTGCAGTTGTAATTTGTTATTTACAACAGTTGTATTAACTTTGGGTGTACCTGTGAAACTTGGATTCTCTCTTTGTTGAATGATACTTAATGATGTAAGTTGGTCTGGGATTGTGACAGATATAGTTGCATCATTCACTGAGAAATTTCCAGTATCGTCAGTGTATTTAAGAACATATGTCCCAATTAAAGCTGGAACAACCGCCTCTGTTGAATTACCAGCAACAGCCTCAATAAGATCCTGAGCAGTACCAAATGAAACTCCGCTAGTTTCTGGAGCATGACGAATATGAACTCGGCCTCCATGTATTACGTCAATATCTGTTGATCTATTCCATTTTAGTCTGACTTGTTTTCCGTCAATAGGCTCTAAAGTTAGCCCTGTTACATCTTGAGGTGCGGCTGTTTTACCTTCAGCGTCAAAAGACCTTTCAAGCGGTGTTGTTGATGGTTCTCCAAGAGCATTTATAGCAAAAATTCTAAAATTATAGTTTCCAACATCTGCATTTTCTATTACTAAATCATTTGACGTTACATTTATATTTGTATAATTTTCATTTTCTCTACGATATTGAACTTTATAACTTGTCGCACCCGATACAGGTTTCCATGAGGCAATAATTTTACTTACAGCTTTGTTATTGATAGCAACAAGTTTTTCTTCAAATGTAATATTTTCTGGTGGTTGTTTTATCTCAGTGAGTGTTGTTATTGATCTTGATGGTAGTTGCTCTCCATTTTCAACAAAAGAATACTTATTTTCATCATGCAAAACTGATGTAATAGTAAAAGTTGTATCTTCGTTCTCTTTAACACTAACAACTCTAAATAACTGTGTTTTTAATGTAGGAGTTTCTATGACATAAACTGAATTTGGATTAGGTGCTGTATTTGCTCCAGCTGCATTTGTAAAGGCTGAGGAGACTGTGATTGTATTGCCATTTATTTGGCTAATGTTGCGGGTGTTCACTGTTCCATCTGGTAAAACCACACTTAAGGTAGGAGCAGCGTTTATAGATGGCAAATCTGTATTAGATGTATTATCAACGACAATCTGCGTAGTTGTTGGTGTAGATGAAGCAGATATTCTCCCACCTCTTCTAACTCCACTTTTCATAGGATCTTGTATAGAGATAACGTCATGTGGTTTTACAACCACCCCAGCGTCCATTGTTGTTGTAAAAGTACAGCTTTCTCCTGTGTTTTGTTCGTTGTAAAGTAGCCATTTCCCAAATCTTTGAGCTTGACCCCTTGAAGTTGTACCAATAGCAGTCACTGTTTTTACAAATGTTCCATATTTGTCTCTTGTTGCCTGATCGGCTTCAACAGTTTCAAAATCTATTTCTTGAGTATCAAGGTCAAAATATTGAACATTAAATACAGTATGTCTTGCTTTTCTACTACTACCAAAATAAGCGAAACCTTCTTCAGTCACGTTTGCCAAGTTAAACAAATATTTAGGTTGACTTACTGGAGAATCTTGAGCAATTTCAATGCTGTCATTAGCAAAGTAAGCTATGCCCCTAAAAACAGAACAAAGTTCATTGATTACAATAAATGCTTCTTTTGCTGTTGTAATATTTATATTTAATGAAAAACGTGGCTCAAGACCGCTTTGCCCATCATCTACAAGTTCATTGCAATATTGACTGACAGAGTAAAAAGAATATTGATTTAATTTCGATTCAGATATTCCCGCCCCATAACGATCATTTGAGAGCAAGTTATACAGTATCCAAGCTGGATCACTTGTCCATTTTTTTATAATATTACCACTTCCATCTTTTAAAAAAGTTCCATTAAAAGTTCCAGAATATGTAATTCTTCCGTTACTTGGATCAACAGTTGCATTGTGTGGGATTTTGACTTTTATCCCTCTTATTCTGTATAACCTTCTTGGGACTCTTGGAAATTGCTCAGAGCTTATTCTGATTGCTACATGGGCAGTATTTGGGTAAGTATCAGATTCTTTTATGAGTTCGCTTATTGTTAAAAAATTAAAAGCATTTACTACTTTTGCATCTGTGCTGTCTGCTGTAATTCTATGCACAGAAATAACAACAGGGAAATTTGAATTTGCTGGTAAATCAAATTCATAATCTCTATTGTATGAGTTTGTTGATCTGCCTTTTACAGTGTCATCAATGTGAGTT